TGTAAAACGCATCGATCACATGAAAATGGACCTATTTCCCGTCCCTCGGTTAATCCAAGCTGCTGATCCACGGGACGCCTGTCGACTGTTAAATTGGAATGCTGCCTTTGGCAAACACCTCAAGAAAAGTTTCAATAAGCACAACCATATTTATTATTCCTCTGGTAGCAACGGTTTTGACAAAGGCGACTGGTATACTAGCCGATGTCGCGACCGTTATTTGTATGCCTTTGATTTTTCGAAGTTCGATAGCACCCTTTCGGTTCCGTTGCTAGAAGCTTCGTACAGGTATTTTAATTTGTGTGGTTTGCCCGAAAATGAACTTAACAGGCGCATGTTCAACATCCCAACCATTGGTTATACCAAGCATTTCAAATATTCCACCGTTTTTGGCAGAAGGTCTGGCGATCCAGACACTTCATTTGGTAACACCCTCATTGCCATCGCTGCGACCGTCTCTTGTTTATTTCAACAGAATGTTGAATTTGAACAGATTCATTTAATGCAGGACGGTGATGATAGCATCCTATCTCTTCCCAACCCTATAGACTTGGACCGACATTTCATGTTTATGCGTCAGTATGGTTTGGAATTGGAAGGCGGTCAGATAGACGACATGACCGGCGATTTCTGTTCGAAGATTTTCGTGCCCGTTTCCCAGTCCAGAGTGGTCGCTGTCCCCATTCCAACCAAGATTTTCAAGTCATTTTGTATTTGTACTCAGAATTCCCGAACCAGTTACAAGTTGTGGTTGAAACACGTTTCAGGTGTGGTTCAGACTCTATTCGTTGATGCAGTCCATTGTCCTCTCATCTACAATCTGTGTTTCTACGTCGCCCAATTGTGTAAAAAGGGTGGTTATGACATTGACATCCCGTTTCCTGCTTTCAACTCCGATACGGTTGCCTTTTATAGCATTCGTTACAATTGTTCCATGAAAAATTTTGTGGACTTGATGGGTAGATTAGCTTCAGGTAGTTACAATTCATCTGATTTGGAGTTGATTGCCAATGGGGACGGTTATGGTGAGGAAAAGGTCTTGGTCCCGTTTCTCGAAGCAGCTAGTTTAATCGGCATGGATCTTTCAGATTGTGATATTCCTACCAATGCTTATATGGAAGAACTATACAAAATAGTTTCACCAGCACACGCCCGTCTGTTTTTGGACGAGGAAAGTCACTGGATGGCAGTCAAATCTAAATATTCTGATGACCTCATTTCCCTTGCTCGAAGCAAACACATGCAATGGATGTCTCTAGATTTGGACAGCGCGGTTTCCCTTCATATCGCCCATAATAAGAAAGCTTTATCTCCCTTTTGCATGCGTTCAAAACACAAACCAATCAAGAAAATGGTTAAGAAGATTTCTAACAAGGTCGAAAAGGTCGCTGATTCTCTGTTAGGTCGTTCTTCCAAAAAGAAAAACAGTGGACGCAAAGACAAACGCCGTACTTCAGGGCGTCCCGATAGATTCGCTGTTATGAAGAACGCTAATGCTTACTCCTACCAGCATAGGGGTTATGTGCCTTATGGTGACGACACTGATGCTGCTATCAAGATCCTCATGAATCCTTTAGCAGCTGCAGCTTCCGGTATGGTAGCAGGACCGCCAATAGCCATTCCCTCAACTGAAGGTTTGCATGCAGTTTGGACTCATAACAGTTTCGGTTTTACCAGCCATTTGGTTGCTGCCACTGGCGTTTACTATTGTAGTTTGGCCATCCAACCCTTTAGTCCGGCACTCGTTTATGAAGGCATTAACTTCAATTCTGATGGTACTGCGGCCAATGCAAACACCATTGGCGACATCAATGATGCTGCCCTGCGCGCTGCTTTTAGTGAATTGATGGGTTGTTATCAATCCGTTCGAATTCGCTGCACCGTCGCACAGAGCACCATAAGTGGTCTCAATGCCTTGGAACATGTACTAGAG